TTTTGCGTGAGCCAGACGTTTTCAACGTCAATCATGGCTTGCATAACATCATTCATGTTTTGTGATCGGATTTTCATAAAGGGCTTTCTGGCAGTTGTTGACGCTGTTGTTGTGCGTATTCCTTGATCTGATTGGCAGTCCAAGGCATTGCGCCTGTTGCGGGTGGAAAAGGCCAAAATTGGTTATTCATAGCTTTTCCAATGCAAAGTCAATTGCCACAAGTGCTTTTTCTTCTATGTCAAACTGGTCTGACATAAAGTTAGTCTCTGTGTTTTCTAATGCTTGACGCGCAAGTTGCAGGGCTTGTTTGAGTTGTTTGAGTTGTTCAATCAATGCTTGTTCGCTCATTTTGTGTCTCCATCAACAATGCGGATAAGGGCGGCTATCATGTCTTTGGCTTGTTCCATGTTTAAGCTGACGTGACACCTTGCGGCTTCTGTTACCAAACCAATCCAAACGTGACCATCGTATAAGTCCACGTTTACATGGCGGCGTTTGTGTATCGTTTCAATTTTTGTATCGAGTTCCATTCTTAACCTTTCATTTACGTTCGTTTACTCGTTCTCTTACCGCTTCAACCAACCCAACCCACAACCCAGATTGATCGTTCTCAAGTTCCTGCGCCCTTTCCTTGGCGTAGGGAATCCAGCCCTTTTGTAAAGCCATCTTCGTCAAATGCTCCACTTGTTGCTCGAATACTTGGTTGAAATCCATCTAGGTCGCCTGTTAACTCAAGTGCTTTGTTGATTGTGTCTAGATTATAAGACAGATTATCCTTGATTCCGTCAAGAATCTTGTTGGCTTCAAAATAGTTCATCGTTGTTGGCTTTTTGCAACTCTTGAATCTGTTTTTGAAGATGGTCAATCTTTCTGTCTTGTTCGCCAAGTCTAAAAATCAAAGCATCCAACATATCTTTGATGAAATCCCAATCGCTTTTTGTCATACGCCAGCCTTCCATTTTTTAGCAAGTTCACGAACACTGTCAGGCATTGGGGCAGCTTTCTTGCTGTCTTCCTCAATCTTGCGTAACGCAGCGTCTTGGTTTGGCGGTGGCGGTGTAGTGACGTGAACAACATCGTATTTGTTGGCAAACTGTTGTTTTTCGTGAATCTCAAAAACATCCTGCCAGCTACTTGTAATTGATTTCTCAAGTACAGCCTGAATGTTTTGCCCATTCGCCTTAAATTTTGCCAATTTATCAACAAGCAACTTCATGGCGTAATCTGTAGGCGGCTTCTTGATTCGCTTACGCATAGCCAAAAACGCTTCCCAAGTTTCCAAAGGCATCCAATCTGGCAAAACAAGAGCGTCAGCGACCTTTTCTTTTTTAGATGAAGAAGAAGAAGAAGATGTAGATGAAGGGGTTAGTTTTTGCTTATCCTCAAGGTTAACCTTACCCTTATCCATCAAAGCAGGGTTTCCACCCTTAGAACCACCAGCAGCCCTTATCTGGCGTAGGTTTTCATCACGAATCATGCGCTTTGAGTAAATCACACCTTCGTCAGTTGTTTCATACACACCAGCCTGTGAAAGCTCCAAAAGCCAATCAGCGACAACCTCTGCGCTATCTCCAACCATACGAGCAAGGTTTGATGGAAGGATAACCTTATCTCCAACCTTTAAATGTCCGTAAGGCGTTCCTTCGTGCATAAAACAAATCATGTCCATCCACAAACCACGCGCACCTGTTGAGCAAGAACGCAAGGCTGTGTCTCTAAGCCAATCGCTTGGGTAAAACTGAAATGAAGGGCGTTTCATCGTAATGTTCTCCAGTAATCTGAAGCATCATCACCGCACTTGTATAGCACTTGCTCATAAAGATAATCCATCTTGATTTCCAAACCAAGAAATCCAGCCAAAAGATAATAAACTTCATCTTTACTGCCAGGGCCATCAAGAGGAATCCTTGATAACAAATCTTGAAACCGAACATCTAAATCATGTTGGTTTTCATGGCAACTTTCGCACAAGCAAGCAAGTTGCTGGCGCTCATATTCCCAAACATCATGTCCTTTGATGTATTGCTTATGATGAACATGAAGTGTTGATTCTGTGTCTCCACAAAGTTCACACTGAAATTCAGCATCACTAAGCACCTCAAGGCGCTTTTTTTGCCAACGTGGGTCTTTTAGCTTTTCAGCATAGGTCTTTTTTGCCATAAGGCTTCTCCGCAAACTCCCTGAAAGAAACAAGCGGCAGGGGGGGAGTACCCTTTTCGGTTGGGAGATCAGGCCCAACCTAGCCGTGTTTCAAAACATTATATCTTGAGCAAAATCAAGATCAACAGAACAATCACAAAAAAGTGAAACATCAAATTTGTTTTACAAAGATGCCTTCTTCATTCATGTAACCCTTGCGATCTTTGATCTGCTCGTAAGCAGCTTCCAAGCAATCGGTCAGGTTTACATCAAGCAAAGCGCATACGTTAATCAAACAAACGATAGTGTCACCCACTGCATCAATGGCTTCTGCTTTGTTGTTTTCATGCAACGCATCAACCAATTCGTTGATTTCCTCACAGGCTTTGATTGCTTGTGCCATTGGTGTGCTGTTTGGGATGATTTGACGCGCTTCTGACCAGCGAATCACTTTAAGTTCTGTTTCTGCGTAACTCATTCTGCTACCTCATAAGTCATTTCAAAAATGTCAGGCTTGCAAGGGTAAAACTCGCCAGATACACCCTTGATAATAAAATCCCCTTCTGTTGCCACGTGCTTAACTAGACCGCCTTCTCCATCTTCTAGCGTTTTAATCCATGCCCAACCTTTAGCGTTTGGATGCCTATCTTTTCCGCATTGAGCCAATGCAACGCCACAAAATACTTGCAGTTCTTCAATGCCACTATCGGTGTATTTAAACTTTATGGCTTCAATTACAAGTGGTTTTTTGCGATACCTCATTTTTTTCCTTTAAACCATTGGGGTTTCAACAATCTCAACTGCCAAATGCGAGCTTTCGGCACTTCTTTCCAAGCGGCAACAGCAGGCTGACTTATGCCAAGCAACTCGGCAAGCCTGACCTGTGAACCAGCTAATTTGATAAGTTCTTGTTTAGTCATGCGTGAAATGTAACATAAGCTAGGTTGTTGCAGTCAAGCAACAAATGCAAAATATTTTTCTTGAAAGTTGTAAACCTTGATAATCTGCGTTATAGTTCATTCATCCCGTAGCGCAACGCAAGCGGTAATTTAGGAAACGATATGAAAGTCATCAAACTCCAAAACATCAACGATACAACTCGTTGCTTTCCACACACAATGGAAGAAGCCTTTGGCGAAAACCATTACGACCTTGAGCGTCAGCGCCAATGGGAATGGATGGAGCGCCATGTTCCAGACCACGAAAAATATCTCAACATTCTTTATGCATTTGTTGCTGGATTCATCACGGCAATGCTGATCTTTGGAGCTAAATAATGAAAAACATCGCCACCGCTTTGGTCAAAGCACAACGTGAGTTTGGCCCTGCACTTAAGACTTCTACCAATCCACACTTCCGTTCTCGCTATGCTGACTTGTCGGCTTGCGTTGAAGCTGTGATTGATGCGCTTAACAACAACGGCATTTTCTTGCTTCAGAAGAACTACGACTGCGCCGATGGAATCATGGTCGAGACTGTGTTTGTCCACGAATCAGGCGAAATGCTTGAGTGCGGCATTGTTCATTTTCCTGCCACCAAGAAAGACCCACAAGGCTATGCTTCTGCGCTGACTTATGGTCGCCGCTATAGCCTAATGGCTGCTTGCGGTATTGCTCCAGAAGACGATGATGACAACCGCGCTACACGCCCTGAAAAGACTGTTGTTGATTCCAACATGATGGCTGACCACATCACGGCTATTCAAGACGCTACCGATGAGGCATCCCTTAAAACGGCTTATCAAGCTGCCTACAAAGCCTGTGGCACAGATGCTAACTGGCAGAAAAAGATTATTGCGGTCAAAGATGAAAAGAAAGCGAGTTTGAAATGATTAGGGAAATGGCTGAAGACTTAGAAGGCAATGTGCCAGTTCAGCGTTCTAAAGTAATAAATCATCCTGCATATTCCAAACCTGTACTTATGACCCAATACGGTTGGGCAAAAAGAGGAAAAGAAACAGATTGGTATGAAACAAAAATTGAGGAAATAAAAAATGACTGAAATTACACAAGGTTCAGATGCTTGGTTTCAACAAAGAATTGGCAAAGTTACCGCCAGTCGTGTTGCTGACGTTATCGCCAAGACAAAGACAGGTTACAGCACTAGCCGTGACAACTACATGGCTCAGTTGATCTGTGAGCGGATGACAGGCGTTGTAGCGGAATCTTATTCCAATGCAGCTATGCAACACGGCACAGACACAGAACCACTTGCTAGGGCAGCGTATGAGGCTTATGCAGACGTTTTAGTGGATGAAGTAGCCATGATTCCACATCCAATGATTGAGCAGGCTGGCGCTTCTCCTGACGGGCTTGTGGACATTGTTGGTCAGCTTGAGATTAAGTGTCCCAACACGGCAACGCACATTGATACATTGCTGACCGAGACTGTGCCAGGCAAGTACAACACCCAAATGCAATGGCAAATGGCTTGCACAGGTCGCCAATGGTGTGACTTTGTGTCTTTCGACCCACGGTTGCCAAAAGAACTTCAATTGTTTGTAAGGCGTGTTTATCGTGACAACGCATACATTCAAATGCTTGAAGAAGAAGTCAAAAAGTTCCTTGCTGAACTAGATGGCAAAATTAAGAAACTAAACGAATTGAAAGAAGAATATGGCAACAATTTATGAAGTAACTGTCCGCGCAGGCACATATCAAAAAGACGGTCAAGAAAAAGTGCGTTATCAGCGTATCGGCTCAGTCATCGAGACAAAGAAAGGATTGATGCTTAAATTGGATTCTGTGCCACTTATTGAGAATGGATGGGCAGGGTGGGCGTACCTTTTCAGTCCTAAAGACGATGCGCCAAAACAACAATCCAAATCAACAGAATTTGACGATGTTGATTTTTAATCTACAATGATTTTTAGCTAACTCGACGGAGGACAAGGGGGATTGAACCTCCCCCCTGCTAACTTTTAACAGGTTCATACATGAAAGGTTCATCATGCTTACGCAAGAGTTATTGCACAACCTCTTTGAATACAAAGATGGTTTTTTGATTAGAAAAACAACAACATCACACAATGCAAAACAAGGTGATGTAATAAACAACATAGAGCCAAGAGGCTATGTTGTTGTAGTTGTAAATGGTAAAACATACAAAGTTCATAGGTTGATTTTTTTGATGCACCACGGCTATCTTCCAGAAAAGATTGACCATATTGATTGCAACAAGACAAACAACAAAATAGAAAATTTACGACCAGCAACACACACGCAAAATCTTCAAAATCGACCAAAGTACAGAAACAACACAAGTGGTTTAAAAGGTGTTTCGTTTCACAGAAAAACATCTAAATGGCAAGCATCCATTAGGATTTCTGGAAAGCAAAAATATTTAGGCATTTACGAAAACAAAGAAGATGCTTATTCCGTCTATTGCGATGCTTGTAAAAAGCATCATGGTAGTTTTTTTAACGTAAACTGATTTTCGGGGGAAAGCGGATGGCGCTAATGTTTATGTGCTGGATATGCAAATGCCAGCGCCTCTGTTTTAGGCTGCAGTGAGTACCCCACCCATTTGCATAGGAACCAATATGTTTAAATTTTTTAGAGCAAGAGCAACAGACGCAATCACCTCTTTCAAAGCGGCTGATTCCATTAAAGACGTAGCCAAGATGCACCAAGAAGTCATCGTGGCGTGTTTGCAACGGTTTGGCCCATTGGGTAAAGATGGGATTGCACAGCGCACAGGACTTGAAAGCAATCAAGTCGCTAGACGCATGAACGAACTTCAAAAGCTAGATTTGATTGAACTGACAGGCAATCAGGTGCAGTCCAAAAGCGGCAGGGCAGAACGTGAATGGCGCTTTAAGCCAGTACAGCAGGAATTGCTGTGATTGAATTACTTGTAATTGGACTTTTAATTGATTGGATGCTTGATGATTAACGCTTTTCACCCTGCTTACGTTGAAACGTATATGCCAGAGTTTCTTTCCACGATTCGCTCAGAATCAGCCGCTAAAGCTAATGGCGAAAAGTTTGGCAAGGTAGGTCGTGCAACCCGCGAAAGCCTTGGGGTTTCCGCAAACACAATCAGCGCGTTTCCCAAAACTAAGCGTTATTCAACAGCGCCAACTGAGTTTCTTATCTATTCAAGGGCAGGAATGCCAAAGGGGGTTAAATGAATGATGGCGGCAAGGGCGATAAGCAGCGCCCAACAGACCACAAGAAATGGTCATCTGGTTACGATCAAATCAAATGGACAACAGAAGAAGATGAAGAATTCACCCGATTACAAGACCGTCTTAGCACCAAACGCCCCTTGGCCCAAAGTGGAGACACCAAAGCCGAAGACGGGGTGGCGTAAGAGAGTAGCCACTAACAAGGCTCCAAAGCTAAACTTAAATAGTGTTGAATTAGACTATTTTAGAGAAGCCCGTGAACAACTCAATAAAGCGAAAATTGCCTCAAAATCTAGAACCCGTGACGAGTTATCGGGGCGATTCAAGAATAATTGAAGGCTGGATGGGTCGTCAAGAACGCCTTGCAAGGGTCAAAGAACAACGGCTTTGGCATTGCAAGGTGTGTGACGAATACTTCCAAACATTAGGCGAAGCAAAGGAGCATCGACATGGATAATATTGCCGTTCTTTTAGCCATCCTTGGGGCGGGAACAATACTCTTTTTTGGAGTTTTTGCCCTTGTGCTGTCATTGATGGTTGCGTTAGACGATTGAAGCTAGGCACTTGTCGTATTTGGCTTGACGTTCTGCCAGGCCAATAAGACCGCCATTGATCTTCTTGGTCATCCCCGCAATGTCGCTTTTGTCTGCGAATGTGGAAAGGGAATTCGTTTTCCAGAACCATCCTGCTGACCTTGCGGCATACATAGGTTCAAGAAGCAAATCAGGATTGCCGACAAGATCAACACCCAAAGAAGTTCCGCAACGCGCATAGTTGTCCTTTCCTGTGAGTTGTTTAAGCCCACGACCACGGTATTTCCAACCCTCGCCAGATTCAGCAGGACCGTTGCCCATGCGTGACGAATAGACAAGGTTAGCAATAAGTTCAGGCTTGCCAGCGATTGAGTTAGCCACCGCAGTAGGGACTAGCTTTCCGTTCTCTTTAACGGGCTTCTTATCCGCGCCAAGAACAGCAAAACGGTTAGGCCAACAAGCAGCCAAAGTCGCAGCGCGGTAATTAAGATTTTCGGAAAGCATCGTATAGCCGCCAGATTCGTGCGAAGTCTGAGCGATAAACGCCGCAATCCTTTGAGGCGTGTTAATTTCAAATTCTTGACAAACGGCAACAATTGCATCAATCCACTTGGCAGGGTCTTTAACACCAGCCGCAGCTAAGTTAAATCCTGTGGGTGTCATTGTTGTTCCTTTTGTTTCTTGTCCACATCTTCTTGCGCCTTGTTAGACGAGCCGTAAAAGAATCGAATCAGACTGTTCACCGCAGTACCAATCAAGAAACCCAAAATGATGTTGATGAAATCACGGTTGTGGTTGTCCACGGGCATGAACGACACAGCCCAGAAGTAAGCAAACGAAGCAATGGTCAAGAACCAAGCGTAGTGTTGGCTAAATCTACGGGTTGATTCGTCATTCATATACATATCCGTGGCACGTTGGGTGGACTTTTCATCGAGTGCAGCCATGAACTCAGAATGACGATTAGCTTCTTCCTGCAACTTAGCGTTGTATTCAGGGGTCGCTTCGCCTTCTGGCTTGAGTTCCATGCCCAACTTAGACTGAACGGCATCAACGCCTTTTTCAATCACTTCGTCAGCAACTTTGTGCATCCCGTTGTTAATCAGGTTTGCCACGATTCCAGCTACGATTGGTAACATTACTTTTCCTTCTTCAGTTCTTCTTTAAGCCTGCGAAGCTCTCTAGCTTCCTTCTTTATCTCTGCTTTCATCCATAGCGTTTCCACATAGGCAATAAAAGACAAAGCAAACACCACAATAAGCACCGCCAGCACAATCAGATGTGCCAAAAAGACGCTCGTTGAATCGCTTGGTTTTTTACTTGCCACAACAACCATCCCAAAAAAAGCAACCCAACTATCGCAACGCCAGCGTCAATTGACTTTTCAGCAATCTCACGCATTAGCAGTTCTTTTTCTCTCAACAAGGCAGCGTCTTCTCTAGCCTGTTTCTCACGCGCTAACCTTTGTTCTTCTTCTATTTGCTCACGCATTTCCTCAAACTGCGACCACAATGCCCCAAGTTCAGGCGGTGAGTGATAGACCATTTGTTCCCTCAACTCCACTTGCATAGCCAGCAGCTTGTTACGAATCATTATCCGTCTAAGTGCTAAACGCTTCAGCGAAGTGCCTGAAGACTGAAGTTTCTTGGCTTCCCGTTCCTGCTCCCAAAATAGGGCTTCAAGACGGTCAAACGCATCAAACATTTCCCCAAGGTTGTCGCCAATCTTAAAGATTACGTCATCAGGGTTGGTTTTTGCTACCTCTTGAATACGCGCCTTCTCTGCCTCAATCTTCTTAGCTTGTTCCTTAGTAACTGTCTTGCCAGCAAATTGCCCAGAAATTTCATCATAGATTTGTTTGACGTTTCCAGCTACGCCTTTAACTTCTTTGTAAAGAGCGCAGCCATCTTTGACTAACTGAAAAGCCGTGGTAGCCGCAAAAAGAGCAGTCCCGATTGGCACATTACTTCACATGAGGAGCAATAGAAGCCCAAATCACACCAGCCATGCTAATGGTCAAAATACCAAAAGCCTTGATGATGATGGATTCAAGACGTTTAAGCCGAGCATTGATTTGCTCGTAGCGCATCGCACAAATTTCTTCATGCGTTGACAATCGTGCATCTGTTGCGTCAATTGTTGCCATCATTGTTTTCTTGAACTTGTGGGTCGGCTTGCTCTTTAATCTGAATGATTAAAAGATGAGCATTTGACTTGATTGGCAATTCACTTAAAGCGTTTAAAAGAAAATTGACAGAATCAACAGGGAGCTCTAGTTTAATCACGATTGCTCCTCTGCGGGTTCAGGTGTGTTGCCTTCTTCCAGCGCTCGTTGTGTTGTCCATCCGTAACGCAGTCGGCTACGCAGTTTATCTGGCTTCATGCCAAGCTCCTTTGCCCATTGAGCAACTGTTTGTCGTTTGCCGCCATATTCTAAGAATACATTGGCCCTAGTGTTGTTTGCTTGCTGTTCGCGGGTAGCCCATCGGCAGTTTGCCTTATGGTAGTTCCCGTTGCAATCAATGCGGTCAAGGCTCATACCGTCAGGTACTTCACCCATGTCAGACAAGAAGTTTGCAAAATCATCCCAACGCTCATCGTATGTGATTCCACGGCACGAATAGTCTTGATTGATGCGGTTACAGCGGTTTCGCATAGCCATCCACAATTTGTATGTGCGGCTCTTGGTCATTCCATGCGTGACATTTGACTTCGCAATCCGTGCTGCGTGTTCACATCCACAAGAACTGACTCGGCCTTGAACCATGTCGGTGGCTGGAATGTTTTTTTGCGTACCGCAGTCGCACACACATAGCCACCAAGCACCATTGTGCTGACGTTGCTTTTCACCCAACTGCAAAACAGTCAGGCTACCAAAGCGAAAGCCGACAAGATTATTCAGCGACTTGCCCATCTGGGACTTCCTCATCTGCGCCATAGACCTTGCCGCCTTCAGCTTGGTACTTTAAAAAGGCTTGGTAGTCTGTATTAGCGGAGTCGAAGGGGATGAAAGCCCCATCGCTTTTTCGTTGAACATTATTAAAAAAGGTTAATTTATAGTTTTCCATTTAAAGCTCCGCAGATGCAGTATAAGTTCCTGTGACTTCAGCGTTTACAGCCGTACCTGTTGAAGATGCTTGCAAATACCATGAACTATCCCCTGCTCCGCCTACAACTGGTGTATTTGCCGTACTTGTTGTTGTATTTGTTAAAACAACAGAAGTTGATGTTCTTTGCGTGGCGGGTAAAGAGATATTTTGTCTAAAAATAGTTCCTGTTGTGTAAGACCCCCAAATCATGCTGTAAATACCTTTAGCATAATACCGCTGACACAAAGCCAACTCAGTACCATACGGGCGGTAGTCAAACGATGTGGCTGTGCTGCCTTTTTCTAGTTGAACGCCTGTGATGTAGAAGGTTGCTCCAGATGTAGCCATTGGGTTTTGAGCGCCAGTGACAGAGTAATACGTTGTACCAGACCATGCTCCCGCAGTGCCTTGGTATGTGCTGCCTGATGCAAGGTTAAAAAACAAAACAATTCCTGCACCGTTTGTAGTCAACCAAGTGCCTGACGTATCGCCAGCAATGGTTACGCTCTTTTGTTCCCAAGTATTTGCTGCGCTAATTGTGTAGGTAAACGGATAGCAACGTGTTGCCGCAGAATTGTTTACAGAGCCGCCAAAGGTTCCAGTTATAGAACTACGCACCCAAAACGACAATGTGACTGTTGCAGCACTTGACGTTCCCCACATTAAATCGGCTACGTTGTAGCCTTCAATGGGTTGGTCTAAAACGTAAACGTCACCAGCACTTACTGAGTAAGTACCGCTTGCTGTGCAACCAAGATAATTTCTAAACCCTGCTGGTGGGGTTACAGAACCCGCGTTTTGCTGCTGCGTTGATTTAACACCTACATTGGAATCAATTTTCCAACGGTCTACTGGGAAGCCAGCGGTAGATGATGCCCCCGCATTACGCTGGTCAATCATCATCGCACCATTGATGATGCGGTTACGAAAGCCAAAATTTGATGTATTCAACGCATTAAATTCATCATAACGGACAGATTCACCCGATGCTGTACCAGCAGCCAAACCCGTCAATTTAAACCCACCCATAGGCAAGTTAGCCGTAGGAGTAGCTTGACCATCGCGGCACAATGTCTTGTTAAATGCCGTAGCCATATCGTTGCGGAGTGTGTTGTTCTCCGTTGCCGATACGGTATCGCCTGTGTTTAACGCCGCACCTGGCAGCGTATACGTTCCTGAACCGTTAAAAGCCATGATCTATCCTTACTTCAATTGGTCTAGTTTATACAAAGTGCTGAGATAAACACCCACGATTTCGTCAATGATGTTATTCAAAGGCGTGTCTTTTGCATCAATAAAGTCACGAGTGTCTTCAATGACTTCCATGTGGCGGCGCAAAACCTTGTCTGGCTCACCATCAGGCGATTTGATTGAAGCAATAGCACCGATCTTCTTGCCTGTGCGACCCATGTAGGCTTCAGCAAACTTGTCAGCAAGTTCCACAATCTCATCATAAAACGCATTGAGCGCCATGTGTTGAGCATAGCTTGAGGTATTCAGATGGGCGCTGTGAGCATAGTCACGGCTCATAAAGAGAATACCTACGAATTCTTGTGCGTCAGTTTTCATTAAAATTCCTTGATGTGGTTTATTTTATGCTTTGCGTTTGCTTTACTGACCGAGTACACCTGCGGCAGCACTAGCACCGCCAAGCACTTTAGCCAAGAGCTTCCGTTGCGCTTCATTCAGTTCAAGTTTGGTAGCTGGTATTTCGGCCTTCAACGCCTTGCCTGCGGCAACTTCATTCTTTACTGCGCCCGTAACCGCATTAGCAGCACCAACAGCAATATCGGCGCCAGGGATGTGTGAGGCGGCTCTACCAGCCAATTTACCCATGGGCGATTGCATCAACGATGCCACCAATGTGTTGGATGTGTTTACAGGCGTAGCGTTTGGATGCTTTTCAATGTAATTGGCCACACGAACCGCAGCCTCATACCGTTGCATTTCGCTTGGGCTAAAGAAAGCTGACATTTTTTCGCTACCCAATTCACGCAACTTTCGAGCAAGCATTTCAGGTCGAATAGCAGCATCAGCCGTAATGCCTTCACCAAAAGCAGCGCGGCGAATATCCTCTGCAATTTGTGCTTTGGCTTGGTCAAATGCAGGCGTATCACGCAACGCTTCGGCAAGATGCTTAACTGAATTGGTATCTGACTTGATGACGTATTTTTGAACGAAATTGTCAGGAATAGCCGTTTTTGATTGAACAGCACCCATTGCAGGGATTTCTTCAAGCATTTGGAAGCGTTCTTTTGCCGCCTTAACAGCAGGAGCAAAAACACCACCATCTTCAGCAATACTCATTACTGAATTCTTAACCGCTGTACGCAATTCGCCTAAAGCGTTAAGAACGGCAGGGTCGTTGCTTTTGTTGGCGTTAATCGTCTTTAAAAGTTTGTCTGCTTCTTCAACCGTAAACAATTTAGTTTGCTTGCCGCCCATCAAACCATATTTTTCAAACTCTTTGATTGGTAAAGCATTTAACACGTTCTGGCTGTAACGGCTCATTACATCGCCAAAATCATTAGCAAGACCGCCCATTGGCACTTCTAAGTCTTTGCCAGCAGACTGACGAGCAGCCTTGTAAAGATCAGAAACGCGCTTGCTTGCGGCAGCTTCTTGAGCGCCAAGTTCACCCATTAAGACGTTGCCAGCTTGATAAGCCTCTTGCGCTTGAGATGCAGGCTTGCCAAAAATGTCTTGCAAAGTGCGGTTTTGCTCTGTCAATCGTTCTTGAATTGCAGGCATAGCGCCACGCAAGTTTTTCTCTTGTGCGTATTGAGCAGCATCACGGGTAATCTGACCACGTAAAGGCTGGATGCCCAACAATTCAAAATCATGTTTACGCAACAAAGCAGCAGGGTCAATTTCTTTGCCTTGGCGATATGCTTGAAGCAATTGGCTACCAACCCAATCAAGCGTTTCTTTTGGGATATTTTCAGGCGCAACACCTGAATCTTCTAAATCCCTTACAAGTTGTTTTAATCCGTTAGCAGTTGCACTTTCCGCTTCTAAAGCGGCAGCTTGTTCAGGAACTAATTTGCGAAGTCCTGCACCCAACAAAGAACCAATTGGTTTTGCAGCAGCGCCAAACAATGCACCAGCGCCAGCGCCAGAGCCAACATCTTCAGGGTTTACAAGGCCAGCGGCAGCACCGCCAGTAACAGCACCGCCACCAACACGCAAAGCGGCATTGCCAACTTTACCCATTGTTGTAGCGGCAGGCGCTACATTAAAACCAGCAGATTCAATGGCTTGACCAATACGACCAGCAGCAGGCGCATATTTAGCCGCAGCCATAAAAGGCTTGGCAATCACACCGCCCACAGGAGCAGTCAGAGCCGCTTCAGCCGCAAATTCACCAGTGCCAGCAGACATTGGGTTTGCAACCTGATATGGAAAAAACTCAGATTTAAGTTTTTGACGACCTTGTGCTACGTCTTCTTGAAGGGCTTTGCCTGTTTCTTCAGCACCCAACGCAGACAAGCCTTTGCCTGCTAATTCCTGAAGTGTCAACCCAACCTGACCCGTACCATAACCAAGACCCGCCAAAGCAGATTTAGCCATGCCAGGCGTTTCTAGCTTGCCAGCACGAATCTTTGCAACGTGATCTTTTAAGATCGGGTCATCAGGCTTAATGTCATCGGGAATGTCCGAGACTGTGATGCCATCTTTGGTTGTGATTGAGTAACCCATATCAGTAGTTCACTTCCACGTTTTTAGGGTTGGATGATTTTGGCTTCAACGCAGGCGTTCCAGCGTTGTAAATCTCAGCAATGTCCCTTGCTCCTGAACCAGCTTGTCGAGCAAAGCCCTTAATCACCAATTCACGATTTGCACGTTTTTGTGCAATTACTTCAGGCGTGTCGCCAGGCTGCGGGAAATATTGACGTTTTGCACTATCAAACTCGCTAGAACCAATAGAAGCACCAGATTCTTGACGCAAGACAGCATTAATAAAGTCTCGTTGAGCTTGTTCAACTTTCAACGCTTCTTCAGGCAAAGCCCAATTTGTCAACATACCACCAGCGCGGCTTGCTGCGACTTTCCAAGGCGAAACATCTTCTTCCAAAGAATTAAGAATGTTGTGAGATTGAGCAGCGCGTGTGCCAAACATTGTGCTTTTGCCTTGGAACTCAGTCAAAGGCTTTTCAGGCTGATTGCCTTTCATTGCCGCCAACATTTGCATATGTTGTTGATCTCGTTTTAAGGCTTCTTCGCCTCGAATACGAGCTTCAGCAATACGAGCATCACGGGCAGCTTGCATTTCAGCAGATTTAAGACCCATTTGAGCAGCCGTTGCCGCATCCATGCCAGGCGCTTTAGTTGCCCAAGCCATATAGTCTTGAGTGCTAGGCTGAATAGTGACTTCTTTATGGAAAGGCGATGGCCCCATTTGATTGACATTCTCAGGAGTACGCACTTCCATGTCAGAAGTGGTTGCCTTTGGCATTGCGGCCAAATAGTCAGCAGTTTCCTTTTGACGTTGAGCCATCAAGTCTTTAATGCCCTGTTGCGCGTTTGCAACATCTTGACCGCCTAAGTAGCTTTTAAGGGCTTGGGCAAGATATTGAGTGGTTGCAGGTGCAACAAAGCGACCTGAGACTGTTTGGCCTTGTGGGGCTTCTAAGCCTGAATCACGAAGTTTTTGCGCTAGAGCTTGCTGCTCACGCAAGCCCATAATTTGTTCGCTGTAAGGGTCAAATGTTGCCATGTTTACCACCCAAAAACGTCACCGATGCTAGAACCGAGGTCGCTAACAGCTTTACCAATTCCACCGCCTGTTAATTTGTCAGCGGCCAATGCCCCAGTAATCCAACCACCAGTAGGGTCAAGACTACCACTGCCAAACAAACCACCCAAACCACCACCACTGCTAAGACCTAAAGCCTCAAGCGTTTGTGGGTCAGTAACATTAGCAGCCCAATCAGGTAAGGCAGCATTAGCGCTACCTGAACCAAACAAACCACCCAAGCCAGACAATAAACTACCAGCGCCACTACCAAGTCCGCTTAATATGTTTCCAACTGCTTTTGAACCAGTAGGCGAACCCAACAAGCCAGCGCCAAGGCTATACATTCCACCAGTTTTCATAGCATCAGCCATCTTTGCAGCGTTTTCACGCGCCACATCTAATGAGCTTTGCTGAAACATGGTGTTCAAGGCTTGATTAGCACCACCTAAACCTTGTGTGTAGGCTTGACTACGAGCTTGTTCGTAGGCTTGATTTTTGTTCTCGCCAAACTGATTCATGGCGTTATTCCATGCCTCAGAGCCGCGAGTGATACCCTGATTCGCCAATTGGCTTTCTAAGCCAGATTGTTGGCGTTGAAATTGTGGGTCAAGGTAGCGTGTCGCGCTTTGGTAAGCAGTGTCAGCGGCTTGTTGCTGAAGCTGACCTGGGTTCAAAGCGGCTTGCGTGTTAGAAAACGCAAAAGGCTTATTCAATGCGTCTTGAACGTAGCCAGAAGGTTGAGTTGTGAGTGCGGTGTCGCCGTATGCCATGATGATTTCCTTAAATCTAAACCATCAGGGTAGCCCGATAGCCGTAATTTACCTTAAATTAAGTGCTTAGTCAATTTTCATTGATTGTTTTTTTCCATGCTCACGCAAGGCATTGGCAAACTTCTTGCCCTTGTCTGCTTGAACAAAATCTTGTCCTACGGATTGCGGAATACCCACGCGCTTTGCAGCGGCAGGATTGTGAGCCACAAGTTCCATCAGATTGTGTTGCTTTAAATTTTTAGAAGGCACTTGCTTTTCTCACTTTCTAGGCATATACTTGCCAAATGAAACGACTTTTTACAAAACCATGCAACGTATGTGGCACTCCTATTGAGGGTGTAAAACGTGCGGATAGAAATGCTTATCACTATTCTCCAAGATGCAAAGATTGCAGTCATAAGAATTTTGACCCAAATTTGAAAAAATTTCGGCAAGATTTGCTTAATAAATTTCGACCAAAATCTGAAGTTGGCGCAAGACAAAAGCACCAATCTAGAGATGGATTGTTTTATTGGAGAATTAAAATTGCTCAACCTAATGTTTGGGAATATGAACATAGGGTAATTACTAACGCGCCAAAAGGATTTCATGTTCATCATTTGAATGGCAATACATTGGACAATCGCCAAGAAAATTTGATGATTATTGCTCCAAGTGAACATTCAAAACACCATGCAACCATCTTGAGATGGTCTAGAAAATATGATTGTTGTCAAGTATGTAAAACCACAATCAAAAAACATTTGGCTAATGGTCTTTGCACAACTTGTTACCAGAGAAAATAGCATTAGATGTTACCCCCTGCGGCTACTGTTAAATCGTAAGAATACAAACGCACATCGGCATATTTTGATTTCATCTTGATATGCAGACTTCCCCAATATCCCATCCCTGACACGTTAGCCCATACTTTTTTGACTTGAATCTGACCGCCATAAACCGATGAGCCATAAAGAGAAGTTCCATAAACAGCCGTAGGTTGTTGAACAACGCTAGGAGTTGTGAACTCTTTGGTGTTTAGGTTGAAGTCCAACTCCATACGAGTGCCGTAGGAAAAGTCAGAACTAGCGCCAACCAAAATTCGTGCCATAGACCAAAACTTTAATTGGCTACCTTGGCCATGATTTTGGTAAGCAGGCAAAACGTCAGCCGTAATGTCAGCGCCATCATCAGATTGAGTATTCCAAGCCAATGCCACATAGCCATCAGAGCCAAAGTAAAGCTGATCGTTGATAAAGTACCAGCATCGAGCGTTTAAGCCCTTCCAGCGCGACCATGCACCGCTAATGGTGTTCATCACATACTGATAAGTCTCAGACGATGAAACAGGCACGTTTACCATCAACATATTTTGAGGCGGGTAAAGCAACAAGTCCCAATCTGCGTTATCAGCGTAGGTTGATGTGTCTTGAGCTAATTGAGGCTGAATCTTGTCAGTTAGTTGTAACCAAGTGTTAACGCGAGAACTCATCAAAGACTTGGACATTTGAGCCACGCCATCTTTGTTAATGATGAGCAAATCACCGCCAAACTTACAAGTAAAGCCACGACCAGTAGGCGAACCAATGTAGAAAACGCCTGTCAAAGACCATGTAGAAGCAGAAGCAGGGTCAGTCCCCGAATAAACGGCAACTTCGCCTTCAGAGCTAAAAACAACAAAGTAGTCATCTAAGCCTGTGCCTGCATCCAAAGACCAAGTGTTAATTTTTGTGATGTAGCCACCGCGAGGAAAGATTGGAGCAAAGTCAAACTTAACCGCAGCGCCTGCGATTTGGTCTGTTGGCAAATACCAGCAAGCCATTGAGTTTTGAGGCACAAACCACAATCGGCGCTTGTGTGAAATTACATCTCTGAAATGCGTATTAGATGGGCCTGTGATGGCGTAAGTGGCCGAAACGTCTGTGACGCTATACCAAGTTGTCCCATCGTACAAAGTGGCGTTATCTGCGCCATTGACGTAATACGAGAAGTTGCCGCCAGAAGTAGCAAAACTTACTTGTTTGAACTTTCCGTTGGTCAAACCAGTGACTTTGGCAGAGCCTACCGCGCCTGAGTTGGAAATGTCATAGATTGACACAGAGCCAGAGTTGTTCACGGCAGCATAGATTTGCTGAACGCCGTTCAACGGGTTGTATTCCAACAAGCTCTCAGCAATCCCTGTAAAGCCAGTAGCCCACTTCGTATAGCCTTTACGCACCATCAATTCAGAAGGCAAGCAAAAGACGTTATCCATGACAGGCCCGTAATCAGGGGTCATCATTGGCAATGGGTCGCGCACGTTCCAACCCTTGATTGGGGCTGGTACTGAAATGATTTGTGATGTTCTTGCCATTTTTAGCTCACTTGGCTGACAGTCATAATGACTGAAGGAATTGCAGGGCGCACAAATGGCGATGTTTGAGCAACAGAATGGTAAAGAGACACGTTGGTGTCGTCTACGGCCCAAATAAGCTCAAAATATTGACCAGCGTTCATTTGAAACATGAAGTTCCATGCCGCAACTTGTTGCGAATTATTGCCAGCAATTGTAATGTCGGTGGCTGAATTTGCCATATCCGTTCCGTTGATTCTTGCCCAGATAGCCACAAGTTTCGTGCTTGCACTTGCGCTTTGAAGCTGCAAGGAAAACTGAAAGTTGTAGATGCCAGAAGCAGGGCAAATAATCCGTGACGTATGCAACGGGTCAATGTAAATGCCATCCACCAAATCGGTGGTGTTCATCGTAATTGGATAAGCCGTGTTAGTCGCGCCAGGGCTTTGGGAAGTCGTATCCGAAAACGCCCCATACAGAAGACCACTTCCGCTAGAGTTGTTAGACGGGTAACGAGTAACTCTCATACGCGCTCAACTCCGCTGATTGTGGCTGTCAATCCTGTTGCAGAGCCAACAGCCAACAAAGATTCATTGGCATTGAGAATCTGAAACCCGTTGTATTGCATAGACGAATACGCAGGGATTGAAGACGCATACCAGCCAAACGCGTTAGCCGTGGCAACCGAACCGATATACATGGTTAAGGTCAAAGGCGATGAAGTTGTGTTCACCACCATAATGTCAAGGATAGCAGTCTTGCCATCAGACTTAGCCGTGTAAAGCGTAGTCGATGAGTTACCAATTGCGGCTTGGCAAAGGCGGCTTGGTGTGCCTGATAGGTTGGCGATCATTTGTATGCCCCTAAATTAGATTCTTGAGGCTGATAGCCAAACTCATGGATTGAATCAGCATTTGTCCACAAGTCTTTTGCTTTTACTTTTTTGCTAAGAATTTTGTATTGACCTTTTAAAGCTGATTCGCCATGATCTTTTGCATATTCTTTAGTCAAAGTTACCCAATCACCAGAATTTATGTCATTGATTCCTTGAATTGGCTCATCAGGCAAATTACGCAATTTTTCTCGTTGATCGTATGCCCAGTCATACCATTTACTACCATTGTCTGTAAAAGTATCTTTTGGCAAAGTTCCACGCTTCATGTAAGCCGCCATTTGTTTTTCAATTTCGGCTAACTTTTCAGAATTTGATGCTTCTTTAGGAACAGCACGATAAATAGTGACCGAAGCATTTGGCTTGTCTTTAAATGATTGAGCAATGCTAAATGCTTTAGCATCGTAAGGAACACCACCACCATAATATTGTGCAGCTTGTGGGCTATACACATCGGCGGGATACATTTGACCGCCACCTGTTAAATCATGCAATGGAGCGCCAAAATCAGGGCCTGGCGCAGTATGTGAACCTCTATAAGAAAAATCTTCAACCATTCGCATAGGTTGAGGCGTGACTTCAGCCAAAGGGCCACGACCATAGACCATTGCATCATTGATTGCTTCACCAGCCAATTTGCCGTAAGCGCCCAAACCTTTAGTAATGCCTTTAGCCGCTTCAACAGGGCCAACAGGATTCATTGCCGCGCCAAGTTGCTCCATGCCTGACGATTCGCGTCTTGCTTCAGTACCGCGAGGAATGTTTGCCAAGATAGCTTCAGTTGTAGGAGCAGCAGGCAATGATTCCAATGCTGCTTGAAGTTTTGCAGGTAAACGAGGCGTGACATACTCACGCGCCAAAGCGTTTACATCACCAAAGATGCCCAACGGAGCAACAGCAGCGCCACGACCTAAAGATTCAGCGTTACTCAATGAGCCGCGCAAAGCGTCAGCCAAAAGATTTGACGAATACGGATTATTTGGGTTTTCAAATGAACCCTGACGTAGCATTTCGGCGAGTGTTGGCATGGCCTACCCTTACGATGTTGTATTGCCAAAACCCGTGTCTGGTAAGTTGTTCTGGGTCAGCAAGATGTTGGGGTAACGAGGGGCCAGCGATAGGGTATCCGCGCCAGCATCTTGTGCTTTGAACTTCATCAACTCACGCGCAAAGTCAGCTTGCAGCGCGGCAGTATCGAAGCCCTTGATTTGGAAATACTTGAGTTTTGTACCCAAGACCAACAAACGGTCAGGGAACAAACTTGTATCTGTGTCAGCCGTGAATTTTTGCTTGTAGCTACCGTCAGCAGCCACAACCCATGAGCCTGATTGATACTCAAAGCCCAAAATGACTTGAGCCGTAGGCATAGGCCACACAACAAACTTGTTTCCAGCAATACGGAAACGCATACGTGGGCCTGTCGTGACATACGAGGCTTTGAGCCATTGCCACTCTTGAGCGTCTTTCGGGCCAATCACAGACCAACGATTAGATTTGTTGTATTGTGTTTTGTTGACCATCCGCTGATAGTCAGAAGGCATTGCATAGTTCACCTGTCCAAACGTGTATGTTTGACCTGTGTATGCGCCTGTGGCATTGATGTTGAAGTTTACGGTACTACCAGAGGCAGAAGTCACAAAAGTGTCCTGCATGATGCCGTTACCCATCACCATGAAATCAGAAGTCAAGCCAGTAATGCTTGACATATTGGTAAGCTGAGTGGCGTTTAGAGCAACGTCACCTGTATATTGGTAATAAACAGTCTGAAAACGGTACTCTTTAATTAGCGCTTGCCAATCGTTCTCAGTCGTCAATGAATCACCAACGCGATTCATCAACGCTGAAATCTGCTTAGTCATCTCGTCATCGTTATTAGCGACAACAGACGGAGATGGCAACCCTAACTCAAGACAAACATCTTGTACGTTTTGAAGAAAGGTCGCCATATATCACTCCATTAAGATGCCTCGGATTCTACTTCATCAGTAGCTTCTTTGGGCTTTCGACCGCGCTTTGGCGCTTCTCCCAAGAGAGCAGCCATTTGCGCTTGCAATTGTTCAATTTGGGCTTGTTGTTGCTTAACAATATCGTCAGAGCCAACTTTGCCACGGTTCAAAAAGGCTTGTGCTTTAACACGCCATTGGATACCGCCCATGATGCGAGTAAACGCTGAATCAGGTGCGCCAGCGACTTGCTCAACAAAACGGAAGCCAAGATAGGCTAATTCACGTTTAAAGCCATCGGGTGCGTCAGTCCACTCCTCAATAGGAGTGCCAACCATGTCTTGCATTTGCTTGTAAGCGGAATACTTACGAGAAAATCTGCGTTTGTAGTTGTCAGTCGCTTCTACGTCAATCTCTAGCGTTTTGTCGCCAGGGACTTTCACATTCACGAATTCAACTTCATTTCCATCAACGATTTTTGAATAGAAGGTTACATCCAGAAACTCATCGCCAGAGGTGTCTCCAACGTATGCGATTTCATCAGCCATTGATTTCTCCAATAAAAAAGGGTGCAAGCGAAATGCCTGCACCCTTATATTACAACAGATTAACCGTTGCCGTTCAAGCTAGGATGGCAAATCTGCATGATTGCCAAGCCAGTGCCAGGAGTGCCGTTAGCGGTCTTAAACACGCCACCGTCAATCTTGTCGCCAGAAACAACAGCGTCATCCAATGTGCCAGCAGTAGCAGTCACATAAGCCAATGCGTTTGCAGCCACAGTGCCTGTGGTCACAACAGCAGAGCCAGAAACTTGATACCAGCCGTATTGCGAAGCCACGTTAGCCGACATTGCGATAGCAACAGGGCCACGGGCGCTTGCGACAGCGCGTGTAGAAGTACCAGCATACTGGTCATAAATGACAGGGTTGCCGACAACAGTAGAAGCCACGCCCTTGAGGTAAATGAATTCGCCAGCGCCGTAAGTTGGGTCTGTTGCGAAAACGCGAGTACCGAGGGGATGGTTTTGCACTGTGTCGGTCACAGCGATAGGTTGTGCGCCAACCAAAGCGGTTTGAATGGTGTAAGCCATGATTTTTCTCCGAACTTAAATATTAGGTGATAGACAAGGTTGCGTTGAACTGAGCGCCAGAGCAAGTCAAAGCACCAGACCAGCCGATCAAGCGCACGATAGCGTCTTGGTTAACGGCTTGACGGTCACCACCGATTGCAACGAAGTTGCGATCTTTGTGTGGGCGGAAGTGTGTGAACTTGGTGTTAATGAAGTCCATGCGAGTTGCAGTTTGGTTGCCACCGATACCACCACCCAACACAACGTCAGCAGAACCGCCAGAACCGTAGTATTTGATAGCTGTAAAGCCAGCAGCACCCATCTTCTCATCGGTAATACGCTGAATAGCTTGCAGAGATTGCAAGTACATAGCGTATGCAGTTGTACCTGCATAGATGAAGTCAGGGCGGTCGTTACCGCGAACACGGCTCAAAGCCACGGTGTTCATAGCTTGCTGGATGTTAGAAGCAGTTACGGCTGTACCGAGAACGGTAGAAGCAACGTAAGCGCCGTTTTGCCAGAAAGACCAAGAAGCGCGGTCGATACCACCGTAAGTGCCAGACGAAGGCGAAGTGGAGATCATTGCAGCCAAACCAACCAAGGCTTTGCCGCCGTTGGCAGTACCGTCACCATGCAAGTCGGTGTCGATCTTGTTAGCCAAACGAGCTTGTGCAACTTCAACGCGAGTAGCGATCAATTCGATCATCTGCTCTTTGCCGCTGTTTTGCAACATTTCTGGGCCAGAGATAGTCACAGCGTCAGCATAGTGCTTCAATGTGAACTGAGCGGCAGAAATGGGGCTATCAGGGCTAATGTTGATAGTTTCGTAGCCAGAGTAGCTGTTAGCAAAGTTGGTGTTTGGGTCATTGTAGAAAATCTCTTGCAAGACAGTAGAACCGCCAGAGATAGTCTTAATGTTGCCACGCTCTTTCAAGCGGCTCAACAATGCGTTGTTGTTTGTCAAGTTATCTTGAGCCGATTTTGTGCGGCTCTCGATGGTGGTAGCGATAATGTCGCTAATTGCGCTGTTAGCAAATGCCATGATTGGCTCCTATGTTAAAAAATCAAAGACCGAGATTTGCCATCGCTTGCCGCACAGCTTCTTCGGTAGTCTTTGGTTCAGGAGCGCGTGTTACACCCGTTGGAGAACCTTTGACAGACACGGCAGAAGCCTTGGCTGCTTTGGCAGCTTCATTCGCACGTTGAATTGGATTTACTTGCTGTGTAGGCTGTTGGCTAACGCGAGAAAATACATCGTCATTCAGACGCACTGCTTTTGCGTAAGCATCATTCAGGTCGCTTGCGAAGCCCTTGTCTAAAAGGTCAGCCATCGTTTCACGAACGTCATCGAAATGCTCATGCGTTTGCGCGAATTGCTCAATCGTTTGACCGAGTTGCGCTTGTTCCGCCATCTGTCGAGATTGCGTAATTTGTTCGAGTGCCGCCTGCTGTTGGGCAAGGCGTTGCTCTAGGTTGTGATGATAAGGGTCAAAAGGGATACTTGTCAAACTATTTAAGTCAATACCGTAATCGTGGGCTAACCGAACGAACTCTTTTGCCTTTGTTTCAGGGTCAGAAGTGCGTAAGCGGCGCTCAGTCTCAATCAGCTTAGAAACCGCCACTTCGGGGGCAACTTGAAGCTGTTGCAGATATTCCATGTGCGGAGCAATAGCATTGCCCAAAGTCCGCCCTTTTTGAGCGTCTTCTTTGTATTGCTGGATACCCTTATGGAACTGTTGTTCACGCTCAACAATATATTGCTGAGTTTCGGGTGGCAAAGCACGAAGCGCCTCTTGAGCAGGCTTTTTCCAAGCGGCAAACGGGTTGCGTTCTTGCTCAGTCTTTGGCGCTTCCTCTTTTTCCTCAGTTGGTGCTTCTTTAGCAAGTTCAGGCTTTTCCTCTTGAGGTTCAGCCTGTTTGGGCTTAAATCGCCCTTTTTCATCGCGTTTTTCTACTGATTGCTCAGTTTCGGCTTGTTCAGCCTGCTCTAGCTTTTCAAACTCACGGGCAACAATGTCGCGTGTTTCCGTGGGTTCCTGAACTTCTTGGGTATCCAAGTTTTGTTCTTCTGACATTTTTTCTCCTAGATTGTGTCAAAACGTGCTGCGATTTCCTTGCGGAGTGATTCTTTTTGAGACTTTTGCTCAATCCATGACTGTGTTTTTGGTTTTACAGGCTCATTGCCTACTTCAACACAGCCGTGGGATTTTAGGTGATCTCGATGCTGCGATCGGGATGTAATCATTTCGCCAGTCAATTGGGACTGATATGGTTGAATGTCAGCAACAACCATAGGGGCGCATATCTGACGCTCTACTCTTACGCCACAACATTCTGGCAAATCGTCAAAGTTTGCAAGCGAACGAAAAATGTCTGTGACAGATTCGCATTTTGGGCATTTAACAACGTAGAGCGGCATCAGATTAGCATCAGTAGTGATTCTTCATCATCAATCTCGGCTTCATACTCCTGAAGCCTCAATCTTGCTTGTAATAATAACGCATTTATTTGACCAATTGCGTAATCATGTTCACTTAAATCAATTTGTTTGATTTCACGCTTAACTTCTTGCTGAATATCTGCCACGACTTCAGGCGCTACATAAGTACCATCCATCTTGTCAAAGGCTTCACGGACAATCGCCTCAACTTCATCCCGTTGGCTTTTCTTGACCTTGGTTTTGACCTTTTTGGGCAATCCACCCGTAGAAACAATCTCAGTCACAACAGGGGTAACTTGCAAACCAGCATCTTTGCCAGTAATTGCGTAAGAACCCGCATCGCTTGTTAGGACTGAAGCCTTGAGCAAGGTAGCATCGCCACCCGTAATTGAGTAAGCGCCTGCCTCAGAGGTCAAGAGCCTATTAGCAATCAGCCCTGCGTCATATCCCGTATAAGTAAACGCAAAAGCACCAGCGTAAATAACTTCATCACGGATTAAGGTGGATGAGTACCCTGTAAGCGCATAAGCACCTGCGTCTGCGGTCAGGATACGGCTTGCCAACAATGAAGCGGCAACGCCTGTAAGCGCAAATGAGCCTGCCTCACCCTGAACAACAAGGTCGCGCTTAAACGTAGCCGCACCGCCAGTAAGCGTATAGCTACCAGCGTCTGCGGTTACAAATAACGTGCCGTATTGACTACTGCCATAAGCGGCAACGCCATAAACAGCGTTTGTTGCCATTAGGCCACCGTGAACACGCCGTTAGTACCGTCTAAGCTGACGGTAAACGATTCGCCAGTTGCCAAGGTAACTGAAGAACCGTAATCCCAATAGCCAATTAAGTTGTTTGTAGTTGAATCGTACAAAACAGCGTAGCGGAATGGGCCAAGCGAACCACCCGTAGCAGTCCATGCTGTTGGGCTTGCCAAGATCAACTTGTAAGTACCGCCCGTCTGAGTTGACGAGGTGGTGGTGGCAGCATTACCGCCTGCCGTGTAACCATTGCCAGCAGAAATTTCACTTGCATCTGTCAACGTAGAATCAGAAGCCACCACAGGAGCGCGGTTGGTCAGGGCTACTTTCCAAGCGTCTGAACCAGCATTGATGCTTTCCATTAGGGCTTCAACGCCCTTTTGGTATTTGTTAAAACTAGCCATTTAATTTACTCCTACGATTTTGCCATTTTGGTCACGAATGACTTGTTTGGGGCGGGTTAAGTGCGCCATCATTTGACCAATGGCTTCGGATTGTTGGGCGTGTGAGTTTTGGATTGCACCCAAGACTTGACCCATGTTTTCTGCCAATGCTTGATTAGACTGAGCCAATACGCCTTGCAACAGAGCCGAGGCTTGCTGATTGCCAGAATTGTCGTACTCAATCAAAGCGGTTGACTTGTCCATGCCCTTCAAACGAAGGTCGGTCTCGGCTTGCAATTGAGCCACAGCCATCTTAGTTTCAGCCTCAAGATTAGCTTTCCATTGAGCCAATTGAGCATCTTGTTGGGCTTTTTGTTGCTCAAACTGGATGCGTTGGGCTTCCATTTGCGCTTCCATTTGGGCTTTTTGAGCTTCGGCTTGGGCGCGAATTTGGTCAGGACTTGGTTGAGGCGGTTGAGCCATGCGTTGCTGTTGTCTTTGCTCAAGCTGTTGCATGGTTGTTTCAAATACGCCCTCAAGCTCACGACCAGCTTTAAAGCCACGCACCCCAAACAACAACATTTGCATATACAAAGGAGCCATTTCGGGCGTAACCTGTGATGCTTGTGTAGCTTGGGTCAAGAAGTTGCCAGCGGCTTGCAGGAATTGCACACGGTTTTGCTTTTCGCTTTGCTCGTCAAGCTCAACCAAAGTGTCGGTTTCAATGTCAATATTGAAATTACGCAACTTCTCGTTTTTGAGCAATGCGATAGCCTGGGCAACCAACTCAGGGTTTTGACCATCAGGCGTGTTGGCAATGCCAGATACTTCCAAAATGATCTCAGGCTGATACTTAGAGCAAATGATTTCCGCTTTCATGCGGAGCAAATCACGGGCAAATCGAGCAACATCGTCTTTCATGTCATTTAGACGGATAGAAGCGAATTGCGACTTAATTTGTTGGGCAGTAGCAGTTTCAGAAGCCACAGAAGCGCCACGGAGAATGTCAGAAATGCCTGTGGTTTCGTAAATGATCTGCTTGCAAGCATCACGGGCGCGATACAGCGAAGTCAGGGAATTCACTACGTCAGTCAATGGCAAGAACTGCACAGCGCTATTTAAACCGCCCTTTTCAACAAAAGCAGGCCAGTTAGTGACGGGAACCATCACGGCATCGTTGCCTTCTTTCATCAATCGAGCCAAGGCAGGTTCGTCAGCAGCGTAAATGCCCATTACCTTCAAGGCTTTGGTCAAATGTTGGATGCGACCTGTAATATCGTCAATCTCGTCAGCTTGGTCTTGGTACATCTTGAAGTCCGCTACGGGAATCAAGCTGTCTGTTGTGACTGTTGCAAAGATTGGCTTGGGACAAGGGAAAAAGCCTTCCAACTCTAGCGGGTCTTCTTTTTCATCCAAGATTTCATCAAAGTGGTCAGCAACCCAATAGACGGTCTTGCTTGACTTGCACCAGATTTCCCAAACTGGGGCCTTTTTCAAGGCTTGAGTGGTTGCCAAGTCTTCGCCATCTTTGTCAGGCGAATGGGTCAATGGCACTTCTTTGAATTTGTCGCCAAAACGCTCAACGCCTTCTTCTTGGCTCATGTAGACCCTACGGGCTACCCAAGTCACTTCTTCCCAAGTACGGGCAGGCAAATGCGCAAAATCTTCCCAAAAGACGTAATCAACAGGGGTGCGCTCATCGGTAACTTGTTCTAACGGTTCAGCATCTTCACCAGCCAAACCATTAGTTTCTAGGTCGCCTTCGCCTTGACCTGCTGCGTAACCTTCGTCTTCTACGTCATCCGTAATTTGAGGTTCTTCAACAGTCTCGATCTTTGGCTCATAACGCAACCAAGACACGCCACGGCCAATAAGCAATCGGTCATCAACCGAATGTGACATTGCTGAATGGTAATCACCATATTGACGCAATTCGTAGTCAATGACGCGCTCAACAATGATTGCAGCCACGCGGCCAATGTCGTTTTGGTCTTTGAATCGGCGTGATGCCTCAATCTTGGGTGGTCGAGAGTAAACCGCAGGCTTTAGCGTCTTAATGTTTGACCAAAGGATGTTAAATCGCGCATCCGTGTAGTCTGTATCTTTGCGAACATCACGGAAACGCTTAACGATCTTGCGACCTTGCTCAGTAAATTTGCGATAGTCCTCTGTGTATCGGTGCAACTCATCGCGCCAATAGATCGCGTTATAGGCCATAAAAACTCCTGAAAGTTGGCGCATTTTAACGCCATATATCAGATTCTAGTATGCCTTTTAGCTGGCGTTTCGTCAAATATCTCCTGAAGCGTCTGCTCATGCCACCATTTTGGCTTGACGGGTTCAGGCGCTTTGTATTCCTCACGCCAGGCTATTGCCATGTAACGGACTGAATCGGCTCCGTGGCTTGTCCAATCGTGTCTTGGTCTGTCTCGATAACGCTTCTTGTCGTCATCCCATTCCCGTTGGTATTGGCGCAAAGATTCCAACAAGCTATATTCCTTGCATTTTTTGGCATCCATCCAAAGTTTTGGAAATAACGCTCTGACAGCTTGAATTCCATCTTGCAGCGATAAATCAGGCACGATTCTGACATTGGCAATCCCTAGTTGTTTTTGAGCCATCTCTTGAATTGACTTGCCGCCTGAAGCCAAGGTCTTAGCCCTAGCATCGTGCGGTAGCCAGTGTTTACCGTATCGGTAACCTTTGGACTTGACTACGGCAATATAGTCATCCATTGCCAAGCCTGACCCTGAGAAGTGGTCAATGATGTGGACTTCACCACCGATAACCTGAAAGAACACAATTGAAGTGTCATCCGTGTAACCCAAGTCCCAAGCGGTATGAACCAAGGCGTTTCGGTCATACGGAACGGCTGAAATCCTGCCTTCTTGCTCGGCAATCCTCATTTCCTTGCCGTAGTACGCCCCAAGAATAGCCGCCTCAAACGAACACTCAAACTCTTGAAGGTATTGGTCTTCACTCATCATGGACTTGGCATCGTCTAATTCTGAAGCAGGCAAAAGGTTAGTTTCTGAGGCTTTCAGGGTCGTAACGTGCCAGTTTGGAGATTGTTGGGCGCTATCGTAAACATCCCAAAAGTTGTTTTTTCCCTTTGGTGTACCAATAAACACAGCCCAACCCTGACGGTCAGCTAGTAAGGGGCGGATAACCTCACCCCACACACGGGGCTTCATGTCGGCGTATTCATCACAGACTATTCCGTCAAGATACATACCTCGCAACGCATCGGCATTGTCAGCGCCAAAAAGACGGATGCGAGCGCCAGTCATTAACTCAACCCACAATTCAGAAGCATTTGCTTTTGTCCTTACGTTTTCAGTAAAACGCAACAAATACATCCATGCAACAGATTTTGCTTGGCTTAAAAACGGACAAATGTAAGCATATTGACCGTCAGACTTTCCTTCGGTCAGTGCTCGCTTGATTAAATCATTTACACAAGAAACAGTTTTACCAGCACGATCTTCGGCGGTGGGCAACTAAACACGCCCACCGCTCACTCCTATCGTGAAATGGTTTAAAAACATTCCGTGGTTTATACGGAATGGTGATTCGCTTAACTTCAGTCATATTTCCAGTTTACGTTTCTCCATATAGCGAATACTGTGCTTTTGCTTACGCCAAAGTCTTTAGCGTATTGTCGTCCTGTTTTTTCTTTCTTTCTAATGATGTTTACTTGCTCTAACGTCAATTTGACTGAATTTGATAGTTCACCACGATTGTTTGGAACAAAGTTGCGTTTTCGCCTTGCACAATCTTGCGAATTCTGTGCAAGTGTGCCTTCATAAAGATGATTTGGATTGACGCATGATGGATTGTCGCAATCATGCAAAATGTTCATTCCATTAGCAATTTTGCCTTTGTGCAATTCATAGGCAACTCTATGCGCTTTGGCTGTACCTTGCTCTCTAGTACCAAGACCAATAACTCCATATCCTTGTTCTTTGACTGCGCCAGTCCATATCCAACAACCAGTCAATGCTTCAGGGGATACTTTTTCGTGAAATCTATCCCACAATGGCTTAATAATTTCGCCAGGTTTTCTCATGTGAATCTCCATGCATGAATCAAAAGAAGTTGTGGCAGGCAGTGATTCAATCTGCTTTTCCCCCGCTAAAGGTAGCCACATCTATATTTTACTTACTTTCCCATTCAAAAACCACTTTTGTAACAACTGGTGCATCAGGGTCGCCAATGTGTTCAGTTCTAGCTAACTTGGGCGCGGCGTACTCTGCCAATTTAGCCATTAAGTCCAATGCTTTATAAGGGTCTGGTTTGCGGTCGTGAACTATGTCACCCTCTGCAACCTCTTTAAGCCACTTTTCCACGTTTTCTGCGTTGTTCTCTAGCAGGCTATTAACCGTGTCTCTAAAGTGCTTTGTAGCCTTGTTTATGGCTCCCTTGGGCCTGCCTCTGCCTTTATTGGTCAAATTGGCAGAATTTCCATTGTCTATTTTATTCATGCTAATCCTTTAGGTTTCTAACTGATTACGCTCATTTTAGTCACAAATCAGGCCACTTGTTCATAGCTTTCAGTTTGCTTACAGTCTTAGCGTAAGCCATTTGCCACAACATTCGGCGTTGCTCTTTACTAAGCCTAGCACCTTGGTCTAGTTCCGTGTGGCATTTTTGACACAAAGCGGCTGTGAATTCGTCACTTGCCTTGATTCCCCTGCCTTTACCGTGTTCAGCCCAATTTGAATGTGCGGCTTGGGTTTGACCCTCGATGTAGCAGTTTTGGCAGGGTAGGCTTGCCACGTTCTTCAGGTGTTCTTTGCTTCTGAAGTAGTTAAATTTAGGAATTGCTGTCATTTTTTGTCGTAATCACCGCGCAAAAACTTTTCACGCTCAATTTCACTATAAACCCAGATTGCTCCAAACGCTATGCCAGCCAAGGCGCAGCATAAAGCATCAAGCCAAATGTTTCCTGTCATGTTTAAACCTCAAATTCACCAGTAGAACTACGCAAAAGCCAATATTCATTGTCATTTTTGAAATAAAGATCACCAGCAATGTCATTCCAATACAAATATTCCAATTGAGCTTCCATTGCAAATTCAAATTGCCAATCTTCAATGTGAACTTGCATCATCAGCAAAGCACATGATTTTTGCCATTCAGCATCAAGAAAAGTAACAAGACAATCTTTTTTCATACGATCTCCACTACATCCTTGCCGTGGCTGCGTATGTAATTTGACGTTTTCTTTATCATTTTCTCGTATTCTGACCGAGCAACGCTTGTCCTCTGAAGGTCGTGATATTCCCACAACTCTTTCATTTTGCTGATTCCAACGCCTGACAGACCCATCTTGCCTGTGTTTTGATAGCGTTCTGCGGCTTCCAATAGGGCTTTTTGGACTTCTTGGCAGTAAGGCAAGACTTCAGGGCCAATGCCGTGTTTGCCCATTGTTTCGGCAATATTGACCACATCAGCAAGCCAGCGCCAATCTTCTGTGGTTCCCATGCCCTTGGTCATTGCGTCTATTGCAGAAAGCTCACAAAGGCGTAGTTTGTCTAGTGACTTTTCGTCAGATACGGCAGCGCCAGCGATTGCGTGGGCTATTGGGTTGATGTTTGTTGACCAGACTTTGCGGTTACAGCGTTTTCTCATGCTTCACCTCTTGCTCGGATTGCTGCATCAATCATCTTTTGCACCTGTGTTATGACGTGCTTCATGTTGCTTGCGCTGATTGCATCCAACGTCATGCCGTTTGCCTTCAACACTTCATGCGCCTTTTTGAAGTCAGGCTCAGGAAACACGCTGATTGGATATGCTTCACACCAATTTTTGATTTGGTCAAACAAGTCATCGTAAATCTCACGCTCTTTATCTGCTACCAGTTTGGCAAAGGCTTCATGCTTCGACAATGCAGGGCTTCCGTATCCAACTGTAAAACCAGCCTGTCGAGCCATCTCAATAATTTCATCTTGGTTCATTGCATCGCCTTATCTGTTGCTCGGTTTGTTGCTTCCTCACTACGCCAAACGTCAACTCTCATCCTTGCGGCTTCTAATTTCCATTTCAGCATTTCCTCTGTTTCAATGGCACTTGCCAAGCCTTCCAGAAGTTCCAAATACTCAGGATGCGCATAGGCTTCGCGTTCTTGTGCGTTTGCCGCCTCAATGCCTCTCAGCATAGCATCTCGCATCAATAAAGCCTTTTTAGACTTTCGGAATTCTTCAAGATGAACTCTTTTTGCTTTTGCGGCAGCAAAGTGCTTTGCGTTAGCCAAGATGAAATCAATGGCTTTTTGTGGTGCGCTCATTCCAAAGTTTCCGCTACCAATGTGGCATAACCAGCAATGTCGTGCCAATGGTCATGTACGTTTGGGTTGCCATTCAAAATGCGAGCGATTTTGTGAGCAATCATGTCCAATGCTTCGCGTTGAGTTGCACCCAAAGAGCCATAACCGTGAGCGTTAAACATTTGGCATTTGATGCTTTGTGCAATCAATGCGTGTGTTTCAAAATTGCCATGTGTCTTTTGACGCTGTTTCAATGTTTTCTCGATACTCATTTAATTGCCCCTATAAATTTCAAAGCCTCATCAGGACTTTCTACAACGCCCAAGAAGGCGCATTTCCATTCGTTGTGCCACTTCAACTGATCGTCAGTTAATTTACGCTGTGATGGCGGTTTACGCCCGTCTTTGACCTCAATAAGATAGATCGAGCCTTGGTATTTGCAAAGCAAGTCAGGTACGCCCTTGCCAACAGCCGCCAAAGACTGAACCGTAGCGCCAGCCGCCCGTAGCGCCGAAACAACCGCTTCTTGATTTGCGTCAACTTTTGCCGCCCTTCTCATTTAACGTCTAACGGCAAAGTCACAACTGGCAAAGCCAACATAGTCTCTTTGGCGTATTCAAAGCCCAAGTCATATGCGTTGCTCATAGCCGTGATTGTGTTTTCATCGCAGCCTACGCCACGCAACATCAAAATCATGTCTTCTTTAGTCATTTTGGTCTTCCCCCACCACGTTTGCGCCAGCCTGTCATGCGTTCTCCTTAATGCCGTGGGCGGCTTCGATTGCTCGACCAATGCTGATACTTATTCTTCCAGCCATTCCCTGTAATGTGTGTTGTCTTGCGGAATTCCAGACAATCTCATCAATCTGCTCATCCGTCAACGGCTTGCGTTGTTGTGGTTGCAAATCTCTGATAGCCATAGACATTCGTATCAGCGCACTTCGTTGTGGGTCATGTCGGCTAAGTTGTTGAGCGCATTCAACGGCGTAATCTGCGTTACTTTTACTCATGTCTTACTCCTTAAAGTCCGAAGGACGTATGCCGTGGGCGGCTTCGATTGATCTGGCAAAGGCAAGCAAGCCTTTAGGAAGCCTCACTGCGTGTTCATCTATCCTGACTAACAACCCAAAAATCTGCTCATCCGTCATCGGCTTCTGTGCTGGTTGTAATGTGGTGTAAAGCTTTGCGCCAATTGGCGGTAGCTTTCCATTTTTCCAAGACACTTCTTTGTAGTCGCCGTTGGTCAGCAATATCTCACCCACAGGCTCACCCTGCTCTTGCTCCATCACACACTCAATGCAACTGCAATACGAAGTTCCGCAGTTTTGTGGGCGTTTTTGTTCTTGCTCTTTTGCAAGCAACTCAAACATATCTGCGATTTGCTCGTTTGTGTAAACGCCAATATGAGAGTCAGGAAACTTCACCCATTGACGGTCAATGCCTGAGATGTGGATAACGCAAAACTCATCTGTCTCAAGGCACACCAATCTGTCGCCACGGCGATATTTTTGCTCTTGCTTGGTTAGTGCTTCTTCTAGTTCAGCTATGACTCTTTTGGTGTATCTCAAAACAGGGTCGCACATTGCATTGTGTTCAACAGCACCTAATAAATTCTTCAACGCATCAAGCGCCAGCTTTATTGCTTCTTTACTCATGTCTTACTCCTTGCTGAGAACTCAGCTTCGCTTGCGGTAATTCCGTGGGCGGCTTCGATTGCTCTGGCGAACGGCTCATAAACCATGTGATCTAGAGCGTGCCATTCAGCAAGTTCATCAATCTGCTCATCCGTCAGCGGCTTTCGTTGTTGTGGTGTGGTGTAGAGAGGCTGACCAACATTATTTCCGTTACCGTCAAGGATAGGGTCATCAAAATCTCGATAAACCCAATCGTCAGGTGAATGTCCCCAGTTATAACCGCGCCACGCCACAGGCTCACCCTGCTCTTGCTTGCGTTGTTGTGGTGTGGTGTAGAGAGGTCGCCATTCGTAAGGAATATGGTCACAAGCCTCTGCCTGCGCCTCATCAATGGTTCGATAGCGGCATGGATACCAATTTGTCCATTCGGTTACTACACCATCTTGCATCCGTCTTGCTTGTCGTTCTTGCCACGCCACAGGCTCACCCTGCTCTTGCTTTTGACAACACTCACCAAATTCACCACAGTTATTGCATTTGCGCTGCTCTTGCTGAGTTGTCAAGGAATCCTTTACACCTGAAACCATTTTCGTGGTGTCAGGAATATGGTTGGCTAGTGCTTCTTCTAATGCTTGGCGCATTTCTTCTATCATTTGCCACAAGCGCCCATCTTTGTTTTTTGGCAACGTTGTGCTATCCCATGCGTTAATTACGCGAATCATTGTTTGAATGTGTGTCATAACTTGATGCACTCCATGCCTTCCCATTTGCACACAGGAGTTTCTTTACACATGATGACAAAGCCCTCTACGTCTTCATCTCCGCCAACACTTTGAACTTCATATCCATAGTCACCGACTTGGATAATGACTGGAGCATTTGGGTTAATCATGTCATCAATGTTTCTGTCTTTTTGCGTGAGCCAGACGTTTTCAACGTCAATCATGGCTTGCATAACATCATTCATGTTTTGTGATCGGATTTTCATAAAGGGCTTTCTGGCAGTTGTTGACGCTGTTGTTGTGCGTATTCCTTGAT